TGCACGAAGCCACTTAACAGCGATTGCTCACCCCTTTGCTTTTGCACCTCCGGTTCTTGAAGCTTCCAGCTTTATCGGCATTGCACCCTGCGCATTTATCGCTGCCACGGCTCATTACAAGGTTTAAAAATATGGCTCAAAATTCATTCGCGCTGATGACAAGCCTTGGCCGCGCCAAGGAAGCTGCGGCGCTCGCAAGCGGAACTGCCATCGTCATTACGCATATTGCCATTGGTGATGGTACTACTGTACCTTCAGGCGGCGAAACGGCGCTTTATAATGAAGTTGCAAGAAA